CGGCCTCGGACAGCTCGGAAACGTTGTCCGAAACCATCGAATCCTTAAATTGTAGGGCTACGGCGCAACGACAATTGCTACTGACGATGTTTTGTGCAATAATACATCCATTCGTAGATTGGAGGTCATACACATGTCCAGAAAAATTAAAAGTTCGGATTTCCCTAATTTGATCAATCTCTATAACTCCGGTTGGTCGATAAATAAACTCAGTAAATTTATTAAAATTGATAGAGGAGTAATAACCCGTCTTTTGTCGGACGAACTTATTAAATCTGGACAACGCCTTAGAACTCAATCCGAAGCGGAGAGGTGTAAATGGTCTCAAATGTCTAAAGAACAAAAATATAATCAACTTTTTAGAGCTTGGAATGCAGTTAAAGGAAAACAAAGAACTCAAGAGGAACTTTTTAAGCGAGCCGAAACGAGTTTTAAAACACTTCGGTTTATTGGAAAGTTTGAACCAGAAATCACGAAAACTCTTTTGTCTAATGGAATAAAAGTTACTCCCCAAAAACCAATCGGCCCCTACCTTGTGGACATTGCCCTTGATGAATTTTTCGTCGCCGTGGAAGTTGAAACGGGAAGTGGTTGTCGTTCTACCTCTCAAAGATATATTAAGAGACTGAAATACATCTTCAATAAGGGCTGGACGATTTTGTTCGTCTTTATTCCCTCCCGTTCTGAACGTGGACTTTCCATTCAAAAGATAACAAAACAAATTATCTTTTTTTCTCAATCTGTAAGCCGCGACCATTCCATTGGTGGTCAATATGGGGTGATTGGGAGTAACGCACAAACGGTTACCCCGTTGAGTTATCAATTCGATAGCTTTTCCAGAGTACCTGGATTTTAAAGCGCAAACAAATTCACCTCGAACTTTAGTTCCAGGTAAAAAACAGTTGATATCTTGTTCTGGAATTCCAGAAGTGCCTGGGTCCATGATCTCACCCCATGGCGTTTTGAATGGTTCGTCCAACCCTACTCCATCGGGATTAAGATCCTCGATTTCTTCATGATCATCCCTCACCCTCTCGTCATGCGTTGCGATCCAAACGCGGGTGGCCCTGGCCGTATCGATCAGCCCCTCGTTATTCGCCTGTCGCCAAAGCTCCTTTTGTCCTTCGATGCTGGCGCGATGTACCTCTGTCCTCGAAACATCGAGCGCCCGTTTATTTGTTAAAGACGCTTGATACCGGTCTACAAGTGCGTCGATCTCGGCTTGGCTCTTGACCGGCGCTTCGTAAATCTCTCTCGCTTTGTTTTGCTCAATCGCGCTCAATCGACGATCCCAGGGAGCGGAGCCACTTCCCATCGTCCCGGTTTCAAGTTGTCTGCGAAAATTCCCAACGGCCGCGGCTTGTGATTGTGTCAATCCGATAACGTCCCGAATGTCTCGCGCAAGCATCGGGATTGTGCGCCCTTCGGTAAAGCCTCTCAAGATCACGGATTGAACAACAGACAACTGCTCCTTGTTCACCTCGCGGATGAGGACAGGTAAATAATTGGTAATGAATTTTACCGTCGCGGGATTTGTCATATCGAGTGACGCGGCAAGGCCGATTGATTTCGGCAATTGGTTTGCGCCCATTACGCCGCCAGCCTTGAACGTTCCGAGTAATTCATCCACAACGGTCGATTGGTTCGGGTCGATACCAACGCCCTTCAGCGCGTCTCCGAGCCTCGCCTGTGTAACGAGGTCGATGACCCTTTGTGTGTTGCCCGTTGCGAGTGCGCGGGAGATCGAGGCGAGGGTGACTTTGTTCTTAATCGAAGCGATGGCCATCATGAACGCGGCGGCTACGCGCGGCTCGAACTCTTTCGAGATTTTGTACATCTCGTTAACAACTTTTTTCTTGGACGCTTTTCTTATGGATTCAAACATAAATCATTCTCCATCGCTCGATAAACCAATCACTCAAATCCCGAAGTCCAATTGCCCGAAGAAATAAAACAAACCCCCATTTCAATTTGGGACGGGTATCAACCGTAACGATGATTTTCATTTCGGTTTGGCACATGACTTATTCCCCTTGCCGTATGACGACCATCCTTGAAACCAGAAAACGAAGTTGTCCATTTCATCAAGAGGATTGAAGGGATTATCTGTTCGAGGGATTCCTGCCTGTGCGGCAACTGCCCCGGCAGTAAACGCGAGAGTTGGAGATTCGTCCATCTTAGGCCTCGACAGGCGGTTCTGGGGCCTCGTCCCCTGGAGCAACGGGGATCTCTGGTTTCGGCAATGGCTTTCCGTCTGGGCCCATTTGAGGTGTCAATGGAACGCTCGGGAGCGGGACGGACGGAACTTTATCCGACATATTCAGCATCTTGCGAAACTTCTTTTCGTCCTCTTCGTTGCCCATGGTAACGGCTCCGGCTGAAACTGCGGTATTGAGAGCCTGGAAGAAATTGAGAAGGTCCACTTCTTCGAGATCCCCGAATTTAATCTTCGGATATTGTTCAAGACGTTCCCCGTTGACTCTGAACAGGCGCGGGATAGCAAACCGATTGAACACGGCAGCGATGCTGTCCATGTACGCGCCCAGGGCCACAGCGAAAAGATGGGTCTTGGAATCCGCAAGTGCGAACGACCCGACCTTTTCATGGCCCAATAAAATCACATCAGCCAAGATCGTCGTGGCGATGTCCTGCTTGTATCGTTGAATAACCCCACCGGTGTCGATAAGGCGAGTTGACCCTGTGCCCAATAGAGTGAATTCGAGAGTCCTGTTGCCTTTTTCATCGAACATCGATGGGAGCATCAAACACGCTTGATCGTCGTTGCGAATGTTTCGCAGGATTTTTTTGTAAGCGTCTCGAAGAGCGATGACTTGGGGATCTTTGGAGGCCATGACTTCTTCGGGGAGGTACAACATCGGAAGCCCGGCGAGGTCGCGTTCGATACCGATACTTTCGATGCGCTCGATCTCTTTTTTTCTGAACCATGCGACGAAACTTGTCCTCAGGAGAGATTTTCCTTCGGGATTGCCCTTTCTGCTGGTTGTGCGGAAATAAAGCATCTTTTCGATAGGGAGAAAAGTGATCTTTCCACAGTTGGGCGGGATTTGCCAATGACCTTTAACTCCACCGTCCTCGTCGAATTCCCAACGGTCAAGTGACTCTTGCGAACGTGCCGCGAACTTTCTCCAGCCAATTTTCCCGTCATCGTAATTTGAGCGAAGGGTTGGGTCCGTTTGCTCGGGGCCAAGGCGGCGCTTGTAACAAAGCTCGACGGCCGACCACCCAAAGCCGCACATGGTAACGATCTCGGATATCGCATCTTCCCAGGTGTGGGACATATCACCGAGACACTGTTCAACGAATTCTTTATTTTCGATATCGTCGGGAGAGTCGGAAGCGGATTCGACAGAGACGGGGGCTTTTCGAAGAAGCATTTCAAGCGCGAAAACAATTGCGCCGACCGTTGCGTCATTGTCCATCATCTGGCGATACATCTTCATCGCCTTGGACCCGCGCAACTGCGGGAGTTTTTCTTCGTCGATGGTCCCGCCGTATTGCTCGAGCCCGGATACGCCAAGCTCCACGGTCGGGGAGACTGTGGGCTTTTCCGGTGTCGCTTCTTCGATTGTCATTTTTACTTCGTCCATGGGTAAAATGATATCAGTGTTTCGAGTAAAAAGAAAGCTTCTTGACAAATACCGGGTTTGGGTTAAATGAAACGGCCCCTCAAGATCGAGCGAGGGGCCGGGAATGTAAAGAGCGGATCGTTTGAGCGTTCGTTGTCCGAAGAGGCTTTCCGCTTTGCTGCTGAGAGTATACCGCTTTATCGTTAAATAAAGTTATTCCGACGATTTAGCGATTGGATTTGGGGCCGGTGGTGGCCGGTGGTGGCCGGGGGTGGCCGGGGGTGGCCGGATAGAACAAATGGTTTAACGTGAACATAAACCGACCGAGCGGTAGGTTTAACGTTTCAGCGCATATAAAATATGGAAATAAGACGATTGAATAAACAACTTACCAAAAGTGAAGTGAGGGATGCGGCGCGGTGGGCGGTCAGATCGAACGAGTTACGCTTAAATAGTTAAAGTAACACTTTAACTGTTGGGAGCTAAGTGATTCAACTCTATAAAAGCAAAGAACTAGACAAATATCATTATTCCCTTATTTTAAACCTAAAGCCGCTGGTTCCAAAAAGTGGGACCAAAGACGAACCTGTTATTTTATCGGAGTTTTAATCGTTCCCAAAGCCGTTTTTGGTACGGGTTTTAGCACTAAACCGTATTCTTCCCCCTAAATATTTTCTTACTCTTTTTATTTTTTTATCGCAAGAAGAGTGTTTGAAGCTCAAAACCGTACCAAATTCACGACACCGATAAAAGGCCGATCAAATAAAGCGTTTTCCGGTCCCATTTTGGTCCCACTTTAAAATGACTAAAACAAAATGGGACCTCTTATTTGAGGCCATTTCTAGCACAGTGCTTTGGGTTAATCTCCTTATTTTGCAGGCCTGGTCCCATTTTTTGTTTTTAGGTTTTACTACCCCCATTTGTCGAGTTTATTTGCCTAACGATCTAGACAAAGTATGAACCTTGACAAGCAAAAGAACTCGACAACCGGTCCCACTTTTGTCAAAACGAAAATGGTACCGAGGCCCAAAACCCCGACGATTTTTCAGGTAAAATATTCAAAATTGTCATTATCTTTATATAATCACATCTGGTAATATTCTCACATGAAACGAATTGAACGAGTCATTTTTAAAAACCATATTGAACAAATGGGCCACGGTCCGTCCATTGTAAATCCTAATTTAAGTCCAAAAACCATTGAAAAGATAAAACATTTCGACATTCTACGAGATGAATTATTTTCCGTTTTTCGGAATAAATTTTCGCCTTTACTCGATAAATATTCTACTGGAGAAACAATAGATCCAAACGGAAGGTTTAAGTATCAACGAGCCTATAACCGAATGTTCCGGGCGTTTTATTCAAGAACATATTCACAAAAAGTCAGAGAGATTCGCCATTTAATTTCGATCTGGAAGCCTTAATCCGCACCCTTTAAGGTACCCCAAAACCAGTTTAACCTTAAACCATACCCTTCCGGGCATAAAAGTATTATTCTCGACAACCTTTATTTGTTTGACACTTTAACCGGCTTTGGGTATTATTACTATGTGGGGAGGGAAAGACGGCGCAGTGGACGGAAGCCCGAGACGGGCTGGACCTCCGGGGCGCTGATCTCCTCCCCAAGAAAGAAGAGCCACCATGAAAACGGAAATGACCAAGAACGAAGCTAACGATTTTGTGAAGAAGATCAATCCTCTTTTTGTGGCGGTGTATGACGATGCGGATGATACCGTCCATGAAATCTGGATGACAAGTCCTCTTAAAGAGATTTCAAGCGGGAAATCGTGGGAAGAGGCCCTTTCGTCATTGTGTATGAAGATTCGCCTGTCGCGAGGAATTTAATTTACGGAAAGGGGAAACCACCATGAAGATCACCATCGAAATTGAAGATCGGGCATTTGAAAACTTCTCCGACAAATGTGAGGCCGCCGTTACTTCTCCACTTGAGGTAATCCGCCCTAGCCTCCCCGAAGAGCTTCAAGACGTTTCGACGGTTAACTATTCCGATTGACACCCCACCCGCTTTGGGTTAGAATCTTTTCAGAAAGGCTGGGAACATGAACTCCTATTCCGTCTTCATTCCCGAAACCGGCGCAACGCGCACCCGCGAATCAAAGCGAACCTACACCCATGCCGCCGTTGTCATTCTCCGATATGTCAAAACGGTTAGCGCATGGCGGAGCTGTCCGATGAAACCGGCAGGAACGCTCACGCAGGACGTGACCTTTCATCAAAACCCCATGGCCGCTGTCCGTGGCGAAAGAGCCTTGGCATCTCGATACCGGAACGGTTGGGAAGATTTGTTTGAGGTCGTGACATCTTACACCGTGACATTGGAGACGAAATGACCGACCTAATCGGAATCTGCATTGCATTCATTTGTGTCTGTATCCTTGCGTGGAGGTTGGGCGAGTGAGACTCTCCGGCCCCAGGATCATCCGCAGTTTACACGCGACGATTAAGAAGCATGGTCGCGAGGCCCTTCCCCAGGTCCTCGAAATTCCAAACGGGGACCTGAATACCTTCTTCATTGGACCAAAATGGAGTCGCATTTCTCGGAAGGAGTTTGAAGCTTTAGCAGATCGCATTGAAGCGGCCTTGAAAGCCCATGGGGAGGTTGTGAAGTGAAATCGAAATCTTGGAAATGGTCCGGCTTTGCCGGTCATCATATCTGTGCGGATCGGTGCATGTTTCACTTGTCGACCGATGTTGGGGATCATTTGGTTTCGACGGTAGGTAAGTTTCATCCCGATATGAATCAATCTTTCCCCGACAGAGAGCTGGGGCCGGTCGATACTGTCGGCCATAACCGACTTTATGAAACAATGGTCTTTAACAAGAAGACAAACGTCCAGCCTTGTTCGTGTGGATGTGGAATCCCCGAAGTTGTTCGGAACGAAATTGAATGTCTTCCAGCCAATGACCCTGGAACCGCGACGGAAAATCACATGGCCATGTGCCGTAAATACGGAGAAAAATAATGTCATCACTCCCTGAAATGGAAAGACGTTTCTATCCAGACCCATCTTTGTCTGATTTTCAAATCCTCTTAGGTTTGCAAATCATCATCAGAGTCAAGAAACAAATCAAACAACTCCGAGGTGAAGAATGACCGACCCTAAAGTTGGAAACGTTACCTTTGGTCCTTGGCGTCCGATCGATCCGGAGGAGATTGGAAAACAGTTTTCTCTTCCCCCTTCCGCCACCGGCCCCTGGCAACCGATTTCGCAAGCTCCAAAGGATGGGACCCAGATCCTTTTGGAGTGGAATGGCGGTGCGTCCTATTCGGTGGGGTTCTGGGACATTGACGCCGATGAGAAAAGCGGATGGGTCTTGGAGGGGTTTGAGCACTATCTTCCCGACTCCAATTTTCAACGCTTCGCTTTAATCAAACCCTAGAAAGGAAAGTCATGAAAATTCATTTTGTTTCGCATTGTGCTTGTGGAGGAAAAAAGACAGAGGGGGCGTTTGAGGATTACGAAGCGAAAGCCGTTACGTTGTTCCCACATTTTGAAAGCGTTGTAAAGATTTTCTCTTTGCTCGACCCCAAACAAGTCGTCATCCACCACAAAGACGGAAGCACCACCACTTACACGAAGGAGCTATCATGACCTCCATCTTCAAGGTCAAACTGATCCCGCCGACCGAAGAAACGACAAAGACGTATGGCCAAAGATGGCCCGATGGACACACAAACCGAAAGGACAATAAAGGGAATCTCCTTCGTCCCCTATCCTTGCTCCAAGCTAAAAGGATCTACGACCGTGCTTTTAATGCGATTCTGAAGGAGACCCGAAAAGCCGAATGTCTCGGGGAGGACGAGGAGGGGTTCATGTGCTATCGGTTTTCAACAACGGAGGAAAGAAAATGAAACTTGAAGAAATCGGCTTTTACACTTTGACGGACGAGAGGGCGAAGAACACCTCGGTAAGTTCTCCTCTTCAGCGTTGTGAGCTTATTCTTGGAGGATCGTGTAACTTTAAGTGTGGGTACTGTCGTGGGTTGAGCCAATATGCAAACAGGAAATTAACCCTTTGTGAGGCTCAAGATATCGTTTCGAAATGGGCTTCGCATGGATTGAAAAATATCCGCTTTAGTGGTGGAGAGCCGACCCTTTGGCCGCATCTTCTCGATCTTGTTAATTTTACCAAGATCCAAGGAATTTCTCGAATTGCGGTTTCTTCGAACGGTTCAGCCGACCCGCTTTTGTATCAAGCGTTGGTTCGATTTGGGGTGAACGATTTCTCCATTTCCCTTGACGCTTGTTGTTCTGCGACCGGGGAGATTATGGCCGGAAGGCCCGGAATCTTTGACCGTGTAATTCAAAACATTCAGATGTTATCAAAGCTTACTTACGTAACCGTTGGAATCGTGGTCAATGAAAAGAACGTCAAGGAACTGTGGGATACGGTCCAGTTCGCGAAGGGTCTTGGGGTTAGCGATATCAGGATCATATCCGCCGCTCAAGAAAACTCCATTCTCCCGGTTCGAGATATGGAATTGAGCGGAGAATTTCCGATCTTGGATTATCGCTTGAAGAACATGAAGAAGGGTCGAAACGTTCGAGGTATTATTCCTACCGATTCGAATCGTTGTAAATTAGTTTTGGATGATATGGCCGTGGCCGGAGGATACCATTTTCCGTGTATTATCTATATGCGCGAGATGGGGAAGCCGATTGGAACCGTCGATGGAACAATGGAACAAATTCGGTTGCAACGGGAGGCGTGGTACAAGACCCATAATACGCATAACGATCCGATCTGCCATCAGAACTGCCTCGACGTTTGTATAGATTACAATGACAGGTGCGCCGATTATGATCGAAAAGCTTGATTATCTTCTTAAAAACCCCCATATTTGCCATGAAAAATAGTTTAATTATTCTCTTGACCGTTTAGCGGCTTTGGGTTTAAGATACCTTCATAGAAACAGACGGACCCAGCCCCGAGGGTAGAGGGGCTAGCCACCGGGCGGGACGAGCCCGAGACGAGGTGTATCGTGAGGAAAACACAAAACGAAAATATCGAGCTGAAGTGCGAAAAATGCGGGAACGTGTTTTGCCCATCTGAAGAGGGTTTTACCGAATACCAGGACCCCGATATATGCGGGCGATGCGGTGGCCAAGGCGTCGAAACTTCGACACCTAAAAGACAAAAAATCATGAAACGCAAACAGTATACAGTCCGCATGACGTGCGAGGATGGAGGCCGGGAGTCGGTGACGATCCTGGCAGGGCCGATGGATGAGATCGTCGCGAGGGCGTGCGATGCCCTGCGC